GCTTTTAGATGCTGTTGATACTGGTAAAGATTTTGTTTTTAAAAAAATGGCAACTGCATCTGGAATGTCAGAAGCCGATCAAAACGAAATTATTGAAAAAAGTAAATTACCAGTAGATGTAACTGAGTTTAGACCAGGTAAATATATTAATGATAATTTTTTAGGTGATGCTGCTAACTATGAGGCTAAAACAACAGTTGGTCAGTTTGCTGGTACAGCTGGTGAATATATGCCTTATGGATTACTTGCCAAGACCCCAAAAGCTAAAACAGTATTGATGGGAACTGGTGGAGCAAGTGGTTTAATAGATGAAACTGCTACACAAACTTTACAAAGTGAGGGTATGGGTACTGGTGTTGGTGTTGCTACTAATGTTTTATTAGATGTGCTTGCTTTAAGAAAAGGTAACTTAGCTGGCATGATAGAAAATGTAATACCTGATGCGGCAACAGTTAAAAAAGCAAAACAAATACAAAAAGACGCAAAAAAATATGGTCTTGATATTACTACTGGTGAGGCAACAGAGTCTGGATCTATATTAAAGCTAGAGGGTTCTACTAATGCAAATATTATAGGTAATAAAGTATTAGATGCTCATTGGAAAAATAGACCACAACAATTAAAAAATTATATAACTAATTGGGGTAAAGCTAATGGCTTATTGCCTGACTCAGGTTCAATAACAAGTAGCAGTATTAACGAACAAGTTAAAAAGGTTGCATTACAATTAGATCAACAAAGATCAAAAATGTGGCTTAAATCTGGTGGTGAAAAATTTAATAAATCTTACTTTGATGCACAATCAGTAGACAATATAAAAATAGCTTTGTTAGAAGTTGCACAAAATGCACCAGATGATATTGCTAAATATTTGACAAGACAAGCAAATGCTATTGGTAAATCTAATGGTAGTGGTGCAAAAATAAATAAAATTTATCAAGATTTAAGAGATGGTGGTATTCAATCAGCTAAAAGTGAAAACTTTACTGCTGCTAAAAGTTTTGAAGAAGCTAAAGATATTTTAAAAGGATTATTAGTTACTAACAAAGATTGGGTCAAAGCTAATAATAAATACAAAGTATTTTCTGAAACTTTTGAAAAACCTTTAAGTAAAGGATCGGTAACTGAATTATTTAATGATCTTAAAAAAGGTAAATGGATTGAAAGTTCTAAGACAAACGCAAATATTTATAAATATATTACATCACCAAATGTAAGACCAACAGATATACAAAAGTTAGCAACAGCTGTAAATAAAAGTGGTGTTGAAAATGCTTGGGAAAATATAGCAAGTGATTTCTTTAACAATGCTTTTAATAAAGCAGCTATAGATAACATGAACAGAGGTCTAAATACTGGTAATAATTTTTATAATGCAATATTAAAAACACCTAGAAACAAAGAAAACTTTACTGAAGTAATGTATCAGTTAGCATTAACACAAAATAAAAATGTTAGAAAATCTGATGTTCAAAAAGCAGTAACTTCTTTTGCTAATGTTTTAAAAGCTAGTGGAGCTGGTGGTAAGGTAGGTTCTACAACTGCAACTAATATAGGTACTAAAGAACAGTTAAGTAAAACATCATTAGATGTTATAGAGGGTATTGGATTTACTGGTATAAAAAAATGGTTTGGTGAAAGAGCATATAGTAAATCATCAGCTGAAATTGCAGAAGCTCTTGTCAGCAAAGATGGTATTGATGCTTTTATAGATTTAGCTCAAAATTGGAAAAATAAAAACAAAGCTGTAACTTTTATAAGAGCTTTAACTATTGGAAGTGATGAGTTTGAATAATGGCTACACAATCACAAAAAAACTCAGAGCAGATTATAAAGTTACAAGGTGAGATCAAACTAATTCATAACAAAATATCAGTAATAAAGGATAACCATTTAGCTCACTTAGATATTAAAGTGGACAATGTTTATAAACTTCTATGGGCAGTAGGATTAGTAAGCCTAAGTTCCTTGATAAGCCTAATAGTAAATCTACTAAGCTAACAACAAATATCAAAGGCACAGTTGGTGAGTATCAAGAAATAGTTAATTTAACTAAACAAGGGTTTTGGGTTGCAAAAGCTTGTGACGCACAGTGTCCATTTGATTTGGTTACAGTTTCACCTGATGGCAAGATTGAATTGCTAGATATAAAAACAAATACTTATCGTAAAAACGTCAAATCATACAAAAGAAAAATCTGGCGTACACCTACTGCTAAGCAAAAGAAATTAGGAATTAAAATTGTGATGGTAGATCATGGTAACGAACAAAATTAAATTATTTGTAAATAAATTTTCTTTGGCCTGGATAGCTTGTATGCTTTGTATGGTTAGAGGAGATTTGTCAGTATTAAACATAGGTCATGCAATAGTAGCTTCTAAAACAGGAACGCTTACAGGCATAATTGTTGTACTGATGTCATTAATAAAATTACAGTTTAAATATAAACTTCCTATATTTATGTTTATAGGTTGTTTTATTGGTGATCTAATAACTCATGATACACACTATGGTTATTGGTGGACAGAAGCAGCTATCACAGCATTGGTTGCATCATCGCTTAGTTTCGCATTAACATTTACACCAGCTGGTAAAAAAATTGAAGAATTTTTAAAATGAAAAATTTAAAACTATCTGAGAACACAGGGATTCAGCTCCCAGCAAAAAATTTAATCGCAATCGTAGCTGGTGCAATTTTAGCAACAGTAAGTTTCTTTGAGCTTGAAAATCGTATTGGTAGTTTAGAAACTAGCAGAGAATTATTTCAAGCCGATCTACTTAAAAAGTCAGAACAGCTACCAACCGATCAAGAACAATTTATGCTCTTGGAGCATATCGCATCTCAAGTGGAGTCTATACAAAAAGAAATGGAACTCATGAGAAACAATAATGTAAATATTAAATACGCTATGAGTGATATAGAAAAAATAAAAGAACAACTTGAGATCATTAAAGATAAAGTTAGAGCTAATGGGAGTCATTAATGGAACAAGTAGTTATAGCTTTACTTTTATTAGTTAATAATGAAATTACAGAAGCAAGGTTGCAACCTGATCTAAGTTCATGCCTCAAAGGCAAACGCCAGGCTAGCAGAGGATCTTCTAAAAATGTTGAATACAGATGTATAAAAACAAAAGCAGAATTAGAAAAAAACATAGATGGCTCATACTCTATTAAAAAATTAATTTTAGAGTAATGCGTAAATTAAATAAGAAACGTAACCCTGTTGCTAGACAACTAAAACATTTTTCCAAAAAAATTATTAAGAGCAAAAAATTATACGACAGAAAGAAAATTAAAGATGTTAGACAGAATTATATATAAATTTTTAGGCTACCTAGACACATTTGGTGAACACTTAGATAAAATATTTTTTCCAAAACCAAAAAGAAAAAAAAAGAAATGTAAGAATTGTAGTTGTAATTGTCATTGCAAAGACGATTTACATATAAATAAATTTGACCAGGAACTGTGCAACTGTGAGGGTTGTAAATGCTAGGAGAAGATTATGAGAGTAATAGAAAAAATTCTTTTAGCAATAGAGTGCTTTTGCAGAAAAATCTATTCTAAGGTTTGGTATTACAGGATTGTATTCACAACAAATCTAACAAGGAAAACTAATGTACGAAGAAGTAAAAGAAGAAATTAAACTTTGTGAGGGTTATGTAAATAAGATTTACAAATGCACAGAGGGTTTTGATACTATATTCTATGGGCATAAGATTACACCTACTGACGAATATCAACATGGTGTTGAATATTCAAAAGAGGAGGGTGAGCTTGTATTTGAAAGAGATTTCCAAAGAACAGTAGAAGCTGCTGAAAGACTTATTGGTGATAGACCCATTAATAACACAGCTAAAGAAGTTATTATAAATATGGTCTACCAAATCGGTGAGGGTGGCGTATCTAAATTTAAGAAAATGTGGGAAGCATTAAACACTGAAGATTATGGTGAAGCTAGTTTTCAAATGCTTGACAGTTTATGGGCAAAGCAAACTCCAGCTAGAGCTGGTAAGCTTGCTGGTAAAATGAGAGCAGCAAAGGAGGCATAATGTGGTTAAGTCTAGCATCTAAGTTAGTTCCAGGTATGATTAAAACTGGAATGAGTATTGCAGCAAACAGAAGAAAAACAAAAGAGTTAGAGTCTGTTGCTGAACTAAAGTTAGCTGAACGTATGGCTACTGGAGAAGTAGAATTTAAAAAAGCTGTTATTGAAAGTCATAAAGGGGATTGGAAAGACGAATTCTGTCTTATATTAATCAGCATCCCTCTATTGCTTTTGGCCTGGTCAGTGTTTAGCGATGATCCTGATATACAACAAAAGATAGATATATTTTTTGATAAATTTGCAAACCTACCTATGTTCTATCAAGCTTTGGTGGTCGGTGCATTTTCTACAATTCTAGGCATCAAGGGTGTTTCTACTTTTAAAAAGAAGTAATGTCAGACAACTTAGATTTAATAAACGAATATAAAGAGCAAGTTCGTATTTTAAAAAATCAAATAAACGAACTAGAAGATGCTGGTAAGTCTAAGGACAGTGCTAACAAAAGATGCTTACAAAAGTTAGAACACTCACAACAAGATTTAGAACAAGCAAATAAGAAAATAACAGAACTAGAAGATCAGGTTCAAAAGCTTACCAAGAAAGATAATGAATGAAATTTGCATTAGTGGTGATTATTTGTACAGCAATCAATCCTAGCTGCTTACCACCACAAACAGTATCACAACACAGTACCTGGTATGATTGTATGATGGGTGGCTATGAGAAAGCAGAAAGCTACACCAGAGAAGTAGGCATGACACAAACAAATGAATATAAAATGTATGTACAGTTTCAGTGCAAAACTATTAAGGAGATATAATGGCAACTCCAGCATGGCAGCGTAAAGCTGGCAAATCTAAATCTGGTGGACTTAATGCTAAAGGTAGAGCTAGCTATAACAGAGCTACTGGCGGTAATTTAAAAGCACCAGTTACTACCAAACCAAGTAAATTAAAAGCTGGGTCTAAAGCTGCCAAAAGACGTAAATCGTTTTGTGCCAGAATGAAAGGTATGAAGAAAAGACTCACTTCTGCCAAGACCGCAAGAGATCCTAATTCAAGAATTAATAAAGCTCTTAGAAAATGGAACTGCTAAGTGGTAAAAAAATTATGGAAGAAAACTAACATCTTAACTGATGTTGGTAAGTGTAAGTATTGCTCAGGCAATATTGTTAATACAGATTCATTTGTAAGTTTCTATCCCAAAGGTCATGCACACTATCAATGTATGAAAGATGATGACCATAAAAAACAATTAGAAAAGGAACAACATGGCTAATACACCAACTAATAAAAAACTATACGCAAGAGTAAAAGCAGAAGCTAAAAGAAAATTTGCAAAATGGCCAAGTGCTTATGGTTCTGCATGGCTAGTTAAAACTTATAAAAAAAGAGGCGGTGGTTACAGGACTAAATAATGGCAAAGTCAGGTGGATTAAATAAATGGTTTTCTCAGAATTGGGTTGATATTGGTTCTAAGAAAAAAGGGGGTGGCTATCAAAAGTGTGGTAGATCATCTGCATCGAAATCAAAACGTAAGTACCCCAAATGTGTACCAGCTAGTGTTGCTGCTAGAATGACAGAGAGTCAAAGAAGATCAGCAGTTACTAGAAAAAGAAAAGCACAAAAAACATCAACTGGTAAAAAACCAACTAACGTCAAAACATTTACATAAAGGAGCAACATGGCAAGACAAAAGTTTTTAAATAAAAATTTTCCATCTATGAATATGTCAGATGAGGAAAAAGAAAAAATGAATAAAAGAATTAAAGAAATTAGTGGTGCAGCTGTAAGTGAAAAAGAATTATCTTTTTTAAAACAAAGCTTACCTAGCTCTGTAAATACAGTAGCTGAAATGAAAAAATTATTAGAAGAAGAAATGAAGTAATAACCGAATAGGTTGAGCTGTGTTTTAGCTCAAAGTTTTAGTGTTCACTAAAGGGTTGGGGAGGGTACAGAATCATTTGCTGTTGGTATAACCAAATAAATATTAAGCCGAATTGAATCGAAAGATTCTTTTCGGCTCTTTTTTTTTGCCTGGAATATAAGGTTTATTTAAACCATAAGCTAGAATCCTTATAAATTAAGGGTTATTTACCAATTGATTATGTTTGTAATATAACGATAGGTATAGTATAACTTTCTTATAACTTAATAAATATAGGAGAGAAAAATGCAAAATAGAGAAAATATGACAAAAGCTGATTGGGATAAAGAAGCTAAAAAATATATGGCTTTATCACAAGATGCTATAGATCAAAAAGAAGAAAGTTTTCAGAGATGTGACACTGATGGTTTTCTTACTCAACAAATTCTTGCAGATACATCAAGGCTTGAAAGAGCAAGAGCAGAACTGTGCGAAAAAAAAGGTAAGCATGATTTCTTGGGTTTATATGATGGTAACAGAAGATTGAAAGCTAAAATGATTTTAGTTGAAGATAAATTTACACCTTACTCTAAAACTAAAAATCCTGTTTGGCTTTTAGAAGATTCTGAAGCAGAAAAATATGGCAGAAGATTTATGCCATTTAATAATGGTAGAGGCAAAAGCAGAATTTTAAATTCTTTTGGTTTAAAAGAATTAGAAGTTATTGCTGATGCTTGGGCAAAAAGCACTTGGTCTGGTTGGACTCATTACATCAAATACT